TGGGAATGGTGGAAGGAGCGGCTGGTGGTGCCGAAACTGGCTCTAAAACCCAAAGTCCCCACGTGCCAATGTAGTCATTAGTAAGAGCCATGTTGCCGGGAAAGTGGAAAGGAACCACAATCTCGACCTCACTGGTCTGGTTGAGATCTATGATAGTACGATTGATGTAGGGTGAAGTCATGCTTGGCACATTCACAGTAGTAAAAGTGGTGTTGTCGCCCATGAAGTAGTTGTACCCAAAGAGAAGACGGCCTGAGTGGAACCTGGTTTTCTGGATGACAAACTTGAACACAAAGTCACCCCTGTACTGAACAAAGCATGATGCAAGAACGGATGCAGCAGAAGGGTAAAAGGCGTTGAACGGTGCTGTGGCGCCGCCATTTGGTAGCGTCACAGTACTGCCCTGAGTGAAGAGAGCCATGGGAGACAGGAAACCCTTGCACAGAAGAGAGCCAGCCGTCTGAGAACCAAGATTGACCTGGGTAATGAAATGTGGAGCGCTAGCTAAGTACTCAAAAGACATCTCATCCAAAGGCCTGCCGTTAACAGAGAAGGGAGCTAGACATGCATCATGCAGCAGAGACATGTTGTAAGCCGGATCCTCACCATCCGCATTGTTGAACTGCGACGAAGCCTTAACCTTGATGGTCTTAACTGTCGTACGCAGAGGTTTGGCGTAGCCAAATGCAGATGCAAGCCTAGATGCAAACCTAAAAGTCCACGCTGCCGGCGCCATAAAAGAAGATAGCATGGGAACTCCCGAAAGAGTGTCCGACACCTTTGACGCCGTGTTGAGAACTGAAGAAACAGAATCCTTGGGAACCTCCTCAGCCCTGACCCTAGGCTTGACACCAGACTGTGGTGCAATGTTGCTAACTGAACTATCTACTGGAATGATGAGCTCGACATCCTCAAGCCAAAGCCACGTCGTGGCAGTAAGGGCTGCTGATCCAGTGCCCTGCTGTACCCCGTTGATGTTCCAGATGATAAAATTCCCATTCGACGTGCTTGCCGACGGTGTGTTGGTAGTAGAGAGGTAGGGGTAAATAGTGCTATGCGGTACCTTGAGACAAACTGATGTACTCTCACTAAGATTGAGAGTGACACCAGGAAGATCCCACATATAAGGTCTACGAGAACGAGTTCCTGTGGGTCCCCCCCTAGTAGTCGGTTGATGCACGACACGAAAAATCCCAGAGCAAAAAGGATTGGGAGCCACCTCAAACCTAATGCACCATGTTGCTCTAATGCCCGCATAGCCTCTGAGCTTGTCAGCCCAAATGGGCTGCCCCAGGATAGTTGCTGCGTTCTGCTGGATGACCGGACCAACAATGTCCGAAACATTGCCAAGCGTGCCCGTAGCAACTGCGATGGGATGGCGAAAAAACTCAGAAGGCGTACCTGTGGTTGGCATGGAGAAGAGGCTCTTGAACATGCTAATGTACTTGGAGCTGATGGTGCCTGACCTACAAGCCTCATTGACAAAGTCTATGTCCTGACCTGACTCTACGTTCTCGGAAACATCAAGCCCTGACAGCCTATCCTCTTGCTCTGATACCAAAATGTTGTCTGTGTTGTTACTATCTGTATTGATTGTTTGAGCAGGCAGTATTTAACCTATGCGCTATATGCCTATTTGACGCTAGGGTTTGGGTCGATCTGGTCTATCTGCGGCTAAGCGTGACCTCCTGATCAGTAACGGTAAAAACCGCTGTCACACGACATCAATACGCCCTGTCCACTTCATTCGATCCCACTCAAAATCCGTGCGTATGTGCGCAAAGATCACCATGGAGTAACACGTCCCCTGTAGGCCGCTTGGTTATCCTCCCTGGTAGTCGTAAGCACTGCAAAGCCGTGCCTTCTGCTCTCCTCTATGATACGAGGCGCCCACGTATCCCAAACTTCCCTGGGGTGCGCTGACAACTCTATCAAAGCCGTGTCAATGTTGGTTTGCGTGATGCTCTCCAGCAAAGACTTATTCATGCACCACATGGGAATCTCCAGAATAGTCTGAAGATCCAATGGCGCATACCAGTGACCATCCTCATACCTAAACGTGCGCTTAAGAAAGCTCACATCCCGCAGTGAACGGACAGTGGAAACCTCCTCATCGTCCTTGTTCTCAGTCGTGTACGTCAGGCCCATACGCCTAAACGCTGCTGTCAAAGTGTGCTGATTCACCTTATCCACAGAGACGTCATCGTCGCCAATAGCCAACAAATTGTCATCCCCATACACGTAGAGCTGGTTGTGCGTCAAAAACCTGACAGGTGAAGTACGAGTGATCAGAACCCATGCATAGTGGAAAAGTACCATGTTGGCAATAGAATTGATGACAGATGTCATTGGGTGGCCCGAAGGCAAGCCCTTGTGCCACTCATACATCAAATTGCCTCTGATATGCCTGGAATTGACCACTTCTAGCCACAAAATACGTCTGCCTGTGTTGTTGGCGTCAGATCCATACCACATCTCAATGATCTTGTAGACCGACCACAGAACCTGTGAAGACAAACTGCCATCAAAGTTCTTGAAA